AACGCCTACTGGCAGGTACGCTGGTGACATCTATTACAATACAACTGAAAAAAACTTGTTTGTATTTGATGGTGCACAGTGGTTTGAGATAGTTACAAACGCTGCGGCAGATATACTAGAAGGCGGAGATGAGGCTGGTGGTAGTGATACTTACACAGCAACGATTGACGGTGGAAATGAAGCAGATGGATCAGATGTATATGCCCTTACTTATGATGGTGGAGGAGTAAATTAATGTCATCAGTACGAATTCAAATACGACGAGGAACCACTGGTCAATGGACCACAAGTAATCCTACCCTTAATCCTGGAGAGATCGGTTACGACATCTCTTTAAATAAATTTAAGATCGGTGATGGAAGTACAGCCTACGGTTCTCTTCCATACTTTGTTGATGAAGATGCTATTGCATTGTTAATTTCTGGATCAGCATTAAGCACTACAGATGATCTTTCTGAAGGAACAGTAAATAAATACGCTTCAATTCAAAGAGTTCATACCGCTATTAATAGTGGAACTCAAACAGGAATTCAATTTGTATATAATGCTGGAGCACAAACAATAGATGCAACTGTTACTCAAGTGCAAGGTACTACTGGTGCACAGGGAACTGTCGGTGCTCAAGGCGTTCAAGGTACACAAGGATTGCAAGGACCAGAAGGAACCCAAGGAACACAGGGAACCCAAGGAACACAGGGAACCCAAGGAACTCAGGGAACTCAAGGTACTCTTGGAGAGACTGGTGCTCAAGGAACTCAAGGAACTCAGGGAACTCAGGGTGTGCAGGGAACACAAGGCACACAAGGAACACAGGGATTAGACGGTGCCCAAGGCACTGTTGGTGCACAAGGTATCCAAGGTACTCAAGGTGTACAAGGTACCCTTGGTGCTCAAGGTACGCAGGGAACTGTTGGTAGTTTTGGTGGCGCAACTTTTGATTACACCTTCTCTACAAGTACAACAAATGCCGATCCAGGAACTGGAGTTATTCGTTTTAACGCATCTCCAACATCTGCTACTGCAATGTATATTGATGCAAGTAATGATGATTCGACAGATATCTCTTCATTCTTACAAACAATCGATGATTCAACCTCAACAATTAAAGGTCACTTCCGTGTATCTAAAAAATTAGATACAAGTGTATTTAAACTTTACACAATCTCATCTTTAACAGACAACACTGGATGGTTTACTGTTAACGGTTCTTACGTATCTGGAAATGGAACTCTTTCAGATTTAGATGATGTATTAATTACATTTGCTCGTACAGGTGATGTTGGAGCCCAGGGTACACAAGGAACTGATGGAGCCCAAGGCATACAAGGAACTCAAGGCGTACAGGGCGCACAAGGTCTTGAAGGATTTGTTGGTTCAAACGGTGCTCAAGGAACTCAAGGTATCCAAGGAACTCAGGGAACGTTAGGTTCTCAGGGAACTACTGGTGCTCAAGGTACTCAAGGACAAGTTTCTGCAGATCCAACAACCACAGTGTTGTTATACGGCGGTATGTAACTAAAGTAGTTCTGTACTACCGTTATGTATTTGACTGTATTGCGCTGCTTCTAATAAAAACTTTATAGGTCTATATACCTGTGGTTTTACTGTAAAAGTATTAAACCGCATCTGGTTTTCTTCTTGTTTCATTCTAAAATTAAAAATGTACCAATCTATAGGGCAATTAATTCCTCTTGATTCAATATCAGCAATTGCTTTTTCTGCTCCTCGCCTACTAACAGCATACCCAGCACAGGACCATTGCTGATAAGACTTGCAAACATACTCTTCACCAATATCGTGGTCATTTTGATTGTACGCAAATAAAGAATCATCAGGAACAAAGAATGAAAAGAAATCCCATATAGGCATTAGTTCTCCCATATATAAAGTTGCAACATTCTTAAAGTTTGAACTTAACGTAATATCATCTTCAAAAAGTATAAGTACACTTTTATCCGACTCTAAAAATTTCTTATATGCCAAGTAAGTACTTGCCCAAACTCCTATAACTCCAGAGGATGGTGGGAAGGTCTCTCCTGGCTTACAGAAGTCGGTGACGGTGTTTACTTTAAACTCTGGCGTATTATCTATAAACTCCTTCGCCTTCTCTGCTGTATTTAGATATACAGTCTCCGAGCCAAGGCGTGGCAAGAAGGACATAGAATTTAAAATGCCCTCGTAAGATTTGTTTCTTAATTCATTTCCAGTATCAGTATGAAAGACCTCAAAGCAGGCGTTATCTAACACTTCTCAATCCATACCTGATAACCAGACTCAATCATTGTGTACTCGCCTTTACAGAGATTAAGAACGCAATCCACGCCCCTCTTAGGCTCTCTGTACTCTCCTCCGCCATAATTCCAGAGGTAGTCATCAAATGCCATCACCCCACCTGGTTCCAGGTGCCTAAAGCCATTCAAGCCATCCATAGCGGTCTGCAGAGCGGTGTGATCGCCATCTATGTATATGAAGTTATATGAACTAGCGTTACGAATAAAGAAGTCATCGCTGGTCATCTTGTGCTTTATGATTCTTCCATCCTTTGGGAATCTTGAATCGTAGTAAGCCTCTACTGAAACAAAATCTAAATCTTCATGGGCGGTCTCTTCACTGCCCTCCCAGGTATCAACATCATCTAGGTATTCAATGGTGCGATTCTTTAGTAGCCATTCAGTAGCATCACCTGTGTAGGTTCCGATCTGCAGTGCACGAAGTGGAACACTTGGCACATGTCTAAAGTACTTCTCTACATCCTTAAACCAATTAGGAAACATTAGTTAAACAACTTTAGATTATTGAGGCAACTGCCTACATACTCTTGTGACATCTCGTACTCATCTAGTAGGTGATGAAATAGCGCTTTACTCTCATCTCTTCTACCAAGCCACCAACTAGCAACAGCCTTCTCAAATAATAGGCAGTAGGTGCCGTTGTAATCTACATATCCTGGAAGAGGTTGATTAAAGGCATTTGTTGCAAACAGTAGCCCTAACTCTGCGTAGGTGTAGCATTCCTGGTACTCCTTATTCCGCTCTTTAATTCTGGCGAGAATAAAGTAGGCCTCTGGTCTGTTAGGTAGATAAGCAATGGCCTGCATTAAGTTATTGTAGACGGTGCGGTTCCTATCGCCTTGGGTACTCCAGCATAGGACCATCTTTAATAGTGACGTGTAAGTTATAAGTGGATGAGTCTTGTATCCATACTCAGCGGCTCGTAGATAGAAGCCAGCAGCGGATGCGTACTGCTTCTGTTCTTCATAGGCAGTTGCTAAATTAAAGTTACTCTCTACATTGGTTGGATTTTCAGCCAGTTTTAAAGCCAACTCTTTAACGTCCATAAGACATGGCCTCCGTAATCATCCCGTTCACAACCTTCTTAGGAACCTCAAGAAGAAATGCACAGTTATCTTGAACACCAAATGTTAGTAATAATTTTCCTTTAAGAATTGCTGCGCCAACACAGAACTCAATAGGTGTATCTAAAAATGCAAATGGATTTGTCACGCCAACAAAGTTAAACTCCTTATCCCACACAATCATTCGATGACGATATGTAGAGTCCTTTTGATTTAAATAATTCTTCCACAATCTAACTTCATGAGTAAACGCAATGTAATAATCACCCCAAGCAACGATGTTAGTACCACCACGTTGATCAGGAGAAATCGGCGGAGTTTCTTTTGTCAGTACCTGCTTAGACTGCGACTTATCAGGATCAGCCCAAACGACTTCGGTAGGCATAGCCCACTTAACAAAATGATATGGCATATCAAGGATAGGCATCCAATTCTTTTCACAGTAAGAATTAAAATCAACAGGAGGCGGGATACGAACTCGCTGTACCTCGGTGGCTGTCCAATTGGTTTTATCTAATTCGATCTTGGAGTACTCCATGCGACCTTGCCCATTGGGCGTGGTATCACGCCGTACCCCGATCAGGTAGTAGTTGCCATCCCATTGAGTTATGCGACAATCTTCTTCGCCAACAAACTCCCAGATAGGTGGAACATCAAAGCGAGAGTAATCGACCTTAGTAAAATTAATTAAATTGTAATCTTTATCAAGGCGTCCTATGTAGTTGGTAGTAACTAGTCGTTGATCTTTCTCAGGATGTAGATAAGAGAGTGGACCCCAAGGACTAAAGAAGCGTTGATCTTTCTCTGAGTGATAGAGCGTGTAATTTACATGTCGAATATTTACTAAGATATCGCCATCATCATCAATAAATATTGATGGATTCATTAAGCCCATACCCAAGGTATGAGAATGCGGTAGAATTAGGGGCGCTAGTTTGCCCCCTTGAGAAACCGATTTTTGCACCAAATTCATAGGGACACTTTAGCCCACATACTATTCTTGTACCAACTAACCTATGCTTATCCCCTTCGAAGGAGTCTCATGGCAACAGCGTATAAAATTTTAGGCCAGGTAGCAACCGCTACAGTAGGCGCTACAACCGAAAGCACTCTGTACACCTCAACTGGCGTTGAGACCGTAGTGTCTTCACTCGTTATCTGTAATCAAGCAGCATCTGCTGCAACCTATCGCATTTCAGTTCAACCATCTGCTGATGCAGGATCTTCTGCTACTGCAAAACACTTCATTGTTTATGGAGCAACTGTTGCAGCATCAGATACCACAGTACTAACTGTTGGATTAACTCTGGCTGCTGGTGATCGAATTCGTATATATGGATCTTCAGCCACAATGTCATTCTCTGCATACGGAAGCCAAATTTCTTAAAGACTAGTTAGGATAATTAAGTGACTATCACTAACAGGGTCTCGCTCAAGAGCGTCATGGCGGGTGTAACACCTATCTCTGATGTTCCTGATGCGCCGACTATTGGTGCTGCGACCGCTGGTGCTGCAGGAAGTGGTCAAGCAACTGTAACTTATACTGCCGCTGCTACTGGTGGTGCTGTTGTAACGTTTACTGCAACATCTACTCCTGGCTCTGTCACTGGCACTGGTGCATCACCAATTACAGTCAGTGGATTAACTCCAGGAACTGCGTACACCTTTACAGTTAAAGGAACTAACACAACAGCAACTGGTGCAGAGAGTGCGGCAAGTAACAGCGTTACTCCTCCTGTAGATCCTACTGCTGGTTATCTTGCTGGTGGACTTCCAGCAGGAAATCAAATTTCTTCTATTTATAAACTTGCATTTTCTAATGAAAGTTTATCAACAATATCTGCTACTTTATCACAGACAACTGCTTATTCAACAGGGTTTGCTAACTCACCAACTGCTGGTTATGTTGCTGGTGGTATTGGAAATAGTAATAGAATTTCAATAATTGATAAACTTACTTTTTCTGGTGAAAGTAGATCAACTATAAGTGGAAGACTTACTGGTAACCGAATGGATGTAGCAGGAATGGCTAATTCTGGCACTGCTGGTTATGTTGCTGGAGGAGATGATGCTGGTAGTTATGTTAATAATGTGGATAAAGTTCTTTTTTCTAATGACACTGTATCGGGACTTGGTACTGGTTTAAGTAACAATGTTTTTGCTGTCTCTGGTCATGCTAACTCAGGAACTGCTGGATACTTTTCAGGTGGTGCAAAGGCTGGTAACTCCAAGGTAAGTACAATAGACAAGTATACTTTTTCTAATGATTCAAGAACAGTTATTTCTGCAAAATTATCTGATATAAATTATTATACAAGTGGGTTTGCTAATTCAGGTACTGCAGGCTATACCCTTG